CCACGATCGGCTGTTTTTCTGCTTTCTCTCGTTGACCAAATTCCCGAGGGAGAAAATTATGGATAACGTTACGAGGTCGATGAGCGCTCAGGCGCTTGTCGAGGAGTATTTATTGCAAAGGAAACGGCGTACTGAGGCGACCGAGGCGACGATGCACGGGTTGAAACATGTGCTGAAACATTGGGTGTTGTTTGAGGCTGATCATTTGGCTCCGACAGATGAGTCGATGGTTGAGTTTGCTTATCGTCGTCGAAGGAACGGTCCTCCTTCTCCGTACACGATTAAGAATAACTTGAATGTGCTTCGCGGTTTCTACAATTGGGCGTACAGATACGAGAAGCTGGAAAAAGACTTCGGAATTCGGTTGAAGGATGCTATCCCTAAAATTAATGAGCGGTTGAAGCGTTGGGTTGATAAGGACGAGTTTTATGCTTTGCCGTTTGAGTCGTTTAAGCCTGAGTTGAAGTTGGCTTTAGGGCTTGGCTGGTTTAATGGGCTTCGAGCCCATGAGATTATGAAACTTAAAACGTTTCATGTTGCTGGGGATCGTTTGAATGTGGAGCGGAAGCGGACGAGGCGGGGTGAGGAGAAGGCCAGTTATCCTTGGCGCGCTGCGGGTCAGTTCATAGCGCATCGTCACGGTGATCCGAAGTTTTGGTTTGAGTTCCAGTCGTTGATGGATGAGGCGAAGCATCGCAAGGGCTATTTGATTGCTGCTCATGATTACGGTGAGCCTGAGTCGACTCGCAGGCTGCAGGGTTTCTATTGGAATCCTCATGGGTGGGTGTCTCAGGGCAGGAATGATAGTTCGTTGCCGTTTACGCCTCATGATTTGCGTCATTCGTTTGGGCATAACTGCTATCAGTCGGGGGTGCCGATTGAGAAGGTGTCTTCTTTGATGGGTCATTCCGATATTAAAACGACGACTACTTACTATGTGGATTTGAGTGAAGGGTTGGAAGAATTTCTGCTGGAAGGAATTTCGGCATGACTATTGACTTGTCCTTGACAAGTCATTAGAATCTACTTGCGTAAGCAACGTTAGAAGGGCCGCTCCCTACGGGCGGCCTTTCGCCTTTCTACAGCTAGAACTGTACGCCTCGAGCAGCTAGCGCTAGCGCTAGCCCAGGTCAGGGGACTGTCCCACCCTCTAATTAGGTTTAATGCTAGACACGTAAGCAGTGTGTCGTTACACTCAAGGACAGAATGCAGAAACCTAAACACATCCATAAGTTCAGACAATCATTCTTGAATGATGTCTGGAAGTGCCCAGAGTATGCACGAAGGAAGCATGCTGGGACTGTTGAGGAGCAAAACAATTCGGATTTTGTTCGAGGCAATTCTGTTCACAACACCATCGAGGCATTCGGTTTGGAGTGGATGCATTCAAATACTCAGATGCCTCTGAGCACTGTCCTCGAGTTGGGTGCGCGTTGCTTCGAGGAAGAGTCAGCGATCCCCGACACGAAGTGGCGTGTTTCGCCCGACAAGATCTTGAAGCAAACGAATGAGCGGCTGGTTATTTGGTATGAGCAGGTTCTGCCGACTCTGAATCGGCCGAGCAGCGTCGAAGAGAAGTTTAAAGTTTTGGCGTACGAAGATGATGATCGCAAGATTTATCTCAGTGGCACTCCCGACTGGGTGGAGGGCACAGCAGGAGATCCTGATGCGAGAATTGTTGATTGGAAGAATCCGAAGGAGGCTCCTCGAGATGAGTGGATGTATCGCCGTTCCAATCTTCAATCGAATGTTTACTCATTCGCACTGCAGATAGATAATTTCAGTCTCTGCCATTTAACGAATAAGCCTGAGCCGACTTGGTTCCATATGGGCCGTCAGGGCCAGGAGCATCAGGCCCTCATCGCGATGTGTTTGAACTTGGCTTACACCCTTGAAGCTAATTTGCCTGCGCTTCCACAGCAGTGGGATTCCTGGTTCTGTTCGGAGGACTGGTGCCCTGCGTGGGGTGATTGCCGTGGGAAGTATTTGACTTCTAATGTCAAAACATATGGCTTCCCTATTGATCGTAAAAATAATAATGAAATGGAGAAAGTATGAGTAGGGAAAATTCGATTGTTCGCCAAACGGCGGGCAAAATAACTGGGGAGATCCTGCACGGGCATGGCCCTGAATTCGTCAGGAACGGTGATTTCTATGAAATCTTGGAGGCAGTTTATTCGGCTCTTCTTGATGTAGATACGGAGCAAGAAAAAAGCGCTCCGAGTATTGCACCGCCACTTTCCATCGTTCCTTCTGGTCCCGCATTAGCTCAGCCTCCAGCGCCTGTGGCGTTGCCTGGCGCTAGCGCTGTTACGTCGAAGTATCAAGATAAATGGGATTTTCTTTACAACAATCCTAAACTTGGGTTCGACAACTGGGGAGAAACAAGATCTAAGAGTGGTGGCGGTCGAGGTCCAGATTTCAGAATCAAAAGGACTGCGACTCAGTTCGCAGATGATGGCCTTTGGGGCGACTCAATGCCAATATCATTCAACACTCCTGAAGGAGTGCAATCGTATTCGAATACGACTGAGGCGGTTAACGCTCTCAGAGGCTTAATGCGAGCATCCGCTTAACAAGATGGAGGCACCTGCTCTGATCTCGCCACTCGAGATCGCATCATTGATTTCCGAAAGGAACTCAAGCTCTACTGATGCGTCTACTACTACCCGAGTGGGTACAACCGAGTCAGAGTCGGTGCCTGAATTTAAACTGATAGAACCTACTGCCAGCGCGGTTGAGTCTTGGATCGATTATGCGACCAACCCTCAAGCGCGTTGGCATTTGGGGTTAACCAGGCTCGATTTGATGACTCGTGGATTAGGGCGAGGCGAAGTCGCATTGTTCTTCGGTCGCAGCCACATGGGTAAGAGTCAAGTTGTTTTTAATGCTGTAGTTAATTCTTTGATAGGCAACGATGAAGCTCGCATACTTGTTTATTCCCCCGATGAGCCCAGAGAACTGATCGTTGCGAAACTGTACAGCCTAATGTTCGGACTTAACAGCGGTTTGGTTGAGCAAAAGATGAGAGAGGGAGACCCTCCGCTTGTCGCTCACATTAAAGAACTTGCAGAGCCAGGCGGGTACCTAGACAAAGTTTTAATTTACGACGGCTCGCCAACGTTCGAGGAGATGCATCAAGTCCTCGCTGAAGCGGAAACCTATTGGAAGATGCCAGCCACATTGGCAGTTTGCGATTATCTTGAATTATTTGGTGGCGCGGGGGCGGCTGATTCCCAAGGAGTCATTGCCAAAGCGCAAGGGATGAAAATTTGGGCCAAGCAAGCAGACATAGCTTTAGTACTTATTCATCAACAAGGCCGCTCGGGAACAATTGGGGAAGCTTCAGGTTTGTACTCCTCAAGATTCGGTGGGGAACAAGAAGCAATCTTCGCTTACGAAATTTATAGGCAACGTGACCGAACAGATTTGACGGCCGCTGAGAAACGCTGGCATGAGAACTCAATCAACATAAATTTGGTTAAAAATAAACGCGGAAATTTACGAGACGACCTCACATATTACATCGATCCAGACACTGGCCGTATAGGCGAATATACGCAAGAGCTTGAGCCGACCTGATGTCTTCCGAAATTGTCTATCGGTTCGCTGAGCTACACCAAGGTGGAGGTGTCGCTGACGCTGGCGATAACTTCCGACCCAGGAAAGACCCGAACGGGAACCCAACAGGGTTCCAAGGCGACGCCTACTTGACGTACATCAACGAACACCTTTACGGGGAAGACCCACTAGGCGTTTACCCTCTCATAGGAGACCCACCAACAGTGATGTGGGGCGCCATCGACTGGGACATCGGCGACGAATACTCTCTGGTTCATGCAGCGAACGTGACCGAAGTTTTGAAGCAACAAAACATTGAGTCTTTCACAGAACTCTCCCGAAGCAAAGGCGCACATCTCTGGGTGTACGCCAAAGAACCTATCTCTGCGAAACTGATGCGAAACAGTTTGATGGCGGCATGCCTGATCGTAAAGGCAGGCATCGATGAGGTCTACCCCAAGCAAACGAAACGACCATCGGGAGGTTGGGGAAACGGTATCCGTCTCCCATATCCAGGCATTGGACGGGTCGGTCGACAACTAGTTCGTAAAGGCTCTTGGACTTTAAGTTTGGAAGAGTTCGTTGAGCAAGCTTGGAAGGCTCGAGTCTCCGAATCTCAGTTAATAGCTTTGGAAAAATTGGCACCAAAAATAGTTCCACCATCACCGATACCGACTCGGCGAACGAGTTGGAAACATAAAAGAACGTTAAAGAAAATCAGTCAAGAGATTTGGGACAACGGCCCGCAGATGATCGACGGGAAGATCGACAGATCTAAATCAATGTTCACTCTCGCAGTAGGTCTTGCCCGCTCACAGTTCGATATTCAAGAAACAGCTAGTCAGCTATCCGAGTGGGATGCCCGCTGGGGTCGCAAATTTACCGAACGACCAGACGCACATCAGCAATACATCGACCTGGCTACCGCAGCGAGGCGACGATATGAAACAGATCAAGGAACTTTAAATGGAACTTGAAGGCCATTTTATTCACGTCTCGAGCAGACCCAAACCGAAAGAACGTCCTCGAGTTTCTCGCCGACGGATCTACACTCCCGAAGCAACGTTGAAATCTGAGCAATGTATCCGAGACACTTGGGCATTGTCGGGGAACCCGACATATGACGTGCCAGTAAACGTCACTGTCATTTACACTGCTGAGGGCCAGTCGATTTGGGTGAACCCGATCGAGAACCCCACAAAAAAATGGGGCGGCGACGTAGACAACCTGCTGAAGCTCACACTTGATGGATTGCAGTTAGGCAATCTTTCAGAAAACATTGGCCGAGGGACGACAGGCGGAGCATTTAAAAATGACTCCCTTGTGCAAAGGATTGATGCAATTAAACTGTGACCGGCTTTAGCGGTAAATCGCTGACCCAACGGTTCAATGGCGGCTGGGCAGAAGAAGCCGAGGGGCATTTCCTGAGAGAGCATGAGCATCTCCCTTCGTCTCCTCTCCGATTCGGATTGGATCGTCCTTCGCTCAGTTGGGGAGTACAGAATCTCCCAAAGTTTGTTGCTCACGCACCCGATTATTTGCTGCCGAAAGCGTTTGTTGAAGTCCAAGGATTCGGCCCTAAAGGCATTTTGTTGAAGCTCGGCAAGTTAGTAGAGCTCGCGAAATGGGATGCGACGCATCCCGTCTGGTTTTGGTTGTGGTCCCGACCAAAAGAAGAAGGATTGTGGATGCCGCTCGATGCGGCATTCGAGCTATGGGACCGTCAGTCTGGACGCATCGAACGACTCGATACGTCCAATGACACACTCCGAGGGAAAGCCGCACTGCGCGTTACCAGCACGAAGCTTCCTTGGGGTGTTTACAGTGCCCCTACCTAATTACCCTATATCAAGAACTTTTACGAGAGCCAGACGGCGAGCTTCCCGACTGTATCTGAGGGACCCAACTCAGGAGTGGTGGATTCCTCAACCGTTACCTCCAGATGAGTGGTCACAAAAATTGGCGGACGCATACGAAAAATTTGAAGAAATTGTCACTGATTGTTGTTTTGATTCAACAGACGCTGCGGCGGTTCAAACGTTAATGATCGCAAATTGCAGTCTCAGAACAGCGTCTATGTACACAGGGATTCCTAAAACTACTTTGGCTCGACGACGCGACGTTATGGTCAATCGAGTAACAGCAAAAGTTGTTGCAGATGCTGATCTTTATGAAACGCTGCTAGGAACAGGCAGTGTCGATGAACTTCATGAAGTGGGCGAGCCAACCTGCAATGAAAGCCCCTGAAGTCATGTCGCCTTCTTGAGCTTCTTCCCAAGCACACATCAAATCGGCGCACTCATCTTCGCTGAGCATCAACAGAACCCCTAAAGATTCTGTTGCGCCAGGGAACGGTGTCACCCATTTAGAATGGGTTCCATCTGCCGAGTCGAACATCGGAAGTGCCTTGGTGATTTCGTCTTCGATTTCTTGCTCGACCTCGACGCCCTCGTCCTTGTGCCACTTGGCGAAAGCCGCCAGTAAATTGTCCATGTTTAACGATTGAGTCGCGCTTTGGCTAAAGACTTCACAGCAGCAATAGCGGCAGCGGCAGCAGCCGCGCCTGCAGCCTTGAACGAAGACACGTCAGTAACAACCATTACTGCTAACCCCGCTTCGATGGCAGTCCAAACAGATCTCTCAATCCAGTCGGACCAATCAAAAGATCGTTTCTCGATATTCGTCATCAGTAAGTTCTCTTAAAAACTTTGGCCCCATGAGCCTGATTACCAAGAGGACCCGACCGTAAACGCTTCGCCGTAACAGCAGCATAATTTTGCATCGCCTGCATATTGTCTGGCGAATCTTGAACCTGACCTGACTGTACGTCTTTTCTTCTCATAGCTATTCTCCTATTGTTTAAAAAGTGAGTTGAACGTTTTTGAGCCGACTATGCCATCAGCCTTGAGGTATCCCTGAGTTCTTTGAAAGGCACGAGTCGCTTGGTCAAAAAGCTGACCAGCGACTCCATCGCACACACCAGGATCATGTCCTCGTTTTTTCAAACGAACTTGTACCGCCAAAACTGCCTCGCCCTTGCTACGGCGACGCCGACTCAAGGGGCGTCGAGCTATCTCCGCTGCGATGCGGACAAGCTTCGCGTCCCCTTCATCATCTTTACTTTCAACTGCCTGAGCATTACCCATGCCCTCAGCCAGCCAATTGATCAAAACTGTTCCAGGACACGAAGTGGTGCCCAGACTCTTATGCGGTTTCACCCACAACCGTCGCCCATATCTCGTCTGAATTTCATCTATCTTTGCTTTAATGGTGCGGAGAGCCGCATCTGGCACATCCGTAGAACCCCAACCCGTATATTGAATACTTTCTGTTCGCGAATTCCAGCCTTTTGTTGCCGCTGATACGACTCCCGCTCCTCGACCTTCGTAACACACCCCGTCTTCGTCCACCAGCCAGTTGTAGGCGATACCATTCCACCGATTTCGCACCACATGGTGGTGCTCATAAGCCAGGACCGCTTCAACGCCCTTAGGGGCGTTCTGGACGCCACTGTGGTGAATAACGACGCCAACTACCCTAGATGGGCGTAGACGGCTAAATGGTCGCCTAGGTGGGGTAGCGCCCCACTGTGCTCGAGAAATATGTTGCATCACTCATTACAGACATCTGTCCCATTACCTGTCTGCGTCAGCGATATCTCGACTATCTCGCCTCAAGTTATTCCTACGCATCTTCTCTTGATACCTGGCAGAAGATTGCATCTCGTCAGTATTGAAACGTATAGGGATGCCTAAAGCCATCGACAAGAAAGACTGCAACTGCCGTTTACCTTGATACTTCTCTTCCACAGGCGCAATTCTTCCAAGCCGACCGTATATAGGAATCAACTGCTGGATGACATAAATGTTGTTAGCTCGCATCTTGCCATTACGAACAACATCTCCTGGCATCGCTTCCAAAGCCTGCTTGAGGCCAGGAATACTAGCAAAATTTAAAGGCATCTTCTGATAGCGATCGCTAATAGGAATGCCCTTAAAGAACTGTTTACTCAACGCCCGTTCTATAGGAGCTTTCAACACAGGAGTGATATCTGAAAGAATTTGTTCGAAGAAATCATCTGACGTTGGGTCAGCGCGAAAGAGATCAACGAAAGGCAAATCAGGAACAAAGTAAGCTTGAGACCCGCCAGGGGCGAACGGCAACCGAAGACCAAATGGGCTGAGGAAATATGCTGGAACAGTTCTTTCCTGTTCAGACATTCGTTCGACGTTTGTTTTGATCGTTAACAGTCGATTCAATTTTCCAGGATGTCGATACATCATGGAAAGCTGTAAAGGAATATTCTTTCGAGTCCAAGTCCAGAACGGATAAACAAACTGCTTCAAATATCGTTCACCCTCAGAAAGCTCGTTGTAATCAAACTGAGTTTTAGCAATCAAAGTAAGACCGTCGTTGACGGAACCTCCCTTCGCCATCACATCCAAACCCGTTCCTAGACGTACAGCGTCCTCGACAAGGTTGTTAGCTGTGCGGACGCCCTGGTTGAAAATAAACTCTGGTCGCAGGGGGTTCCATTCCCGACGCACAGCCTCCCCTTTGGCAGGGCCAGACCTACGTCTGTAAATGAACGTGGCGAAATGTTTATCAACTTGGAGTTGCGCTTCGACGGAAGTTGCGCCTTGACCTGAACGAAGAACACCGCTGTTAACTAACTCGAGCATGGCACCGTAGCCGTTCTCTCCTCGAGCCGCCAAAATCTCTATGCCTTTAACGTAATCTCCGCCACCAGCAGTTCGGGCTTTCCTCAACATTTTGAACGATCTGATAATCATCGCAGGGTTCACTGCAGCTTGAGCCGCATTCCAAAAAGCTCCCTGTGTGTTTCGAGAAACGAAACCAGGAGTAGCTAACTGCTGACTCTTGATGAACCTTTGAAGCGTATCCCATCCTTTAACTAACTGATGAGAGCTCTCCCTGTGGTTGATGTGTTGAAACGATGCGAGCACGTCTCTAATTTGACCAACATCGATTTCAGAATTACCAAGAATAGTGTGGTAACCGCCCCATCGAGCGTTGTCCTGCTTCAACAGCATTTGAATAGTGTCAATGGTTTGCTTACTGTCACCGATCGAATGCTCGGCGCCCAAACCTTGAAGCTTAGCCATCAAATCGTCGTAAACTTTGTTCAACTCAAACCCAAGAGTTTCAGCCGTTTCACGCTGCAACTCGGCACGAAGAGACAGAGAATCTAAACCTTGACGAAATCTGTCGTACAAAGGAATGATCTCATCAAACATAAAACTCTCAGCCTGAGCTTCATACTGAGCGATTTGAGCCATCTTCGTTTGATATAGAGCGTCAGCCCTATCACCAGCCGCCATCGCCTTATCGGCCATGTTGAAACGAAGTTGCATCTGGTCGAACAAACTGGCTTGGTTCTCTTGAAGAATCTTTAACCCTTCAAGCATCTCAACCTTGCGGGCCACTAAACCTGCTTGCTCCAACTCGAGAGTTTCTTTCAATGTCACCACTTCAGGGGTCTCATCGAATCTGCCCGTCGGCAGATCCATACCACGAGCAACAGTCCCAACTTCGTCCGCTGCTCCTAAAGCAGCGAACTGTGCCTGAATCCACTGAGTCTGACGCTCAGCGTCAGCAACAGCTTTAGCTGCCTGCACTCTCGGAGCGAACCCAGGATTAGCTGTCGATAACTGATCCTCGAAACCTAACTCCCCATCAATGTTTCTGAACTCATCGATCTGCCGATGGAACTCTTGAATACGACTCGACGATTTTTTTGTTTGCGTCTTCTTTAAAGAACCATCTTTGTTCCTTAACCCACGTACAAGAACATCTAACTGATCTGCTTCAAGAGTGCTCAAACTGTATCGCTCAGACATTTCATAGATTGCTGGAAGTAACTCGTTCTCAATGAAATCAAGCTGCTCAACAAGAATGTCGTTAAGATCATCATAGGCGTCAGCAGCGATCTTCTGATCGTTCATTTCGACACCACGCAACCCACGAAGATACTGTCGAACCTCTAACGGTTGAGCACCAATAGGCCCATCCGCAGATTCAATATCGAGCATCTTCTTCAACGTGTCAACAACATCGTTTCGAGCTTTCGACAGATCCTCTAACTGTCTAGCTCTGGCCTGAAGTTCAACAGCCTCAGCGACCGCTTTCTGATATCTCGGGTTCTTAATCGAGTTCTTTGCACCCTTGTTAAGATCTGCGATCTCTCCAGTTATTTCCCTCAGACGCTGCTGTACGACTGAAAGTTCCGCTGCTGCAGAGGAAGCATCATTGAATGCTTGCTCCCATTGCACCGCTACATCTAAACTCTTCTCATCGTTCGGGAACAACGGTCGAACATTGTCCTTCCACCACTTTCGTCTAAGGTCATCAGCCTTCTTCGCCACTTTACGAGCGTTACTTATTTTGCTTTTCGTTTTCGATAGTTTCCCCAAAGTACCAGATAGCTGGTCCCTGATTTCTTTCAGTAGAGCAGCATCAAGTTCTGCGTCCCCGAGAAGCATTCCGAACTCGGCCATCTTGTTCTCTATAAGACGCATTCTGTAATCATCGCCGACAACGTTGGCGTAACGTCCCCAAACAGTGTTGTAGCCTGTCTCATAAATATTAGGAAGACCTGCAGCGTTAGCAGCTTCGTTCACTTGCTTCGCAACCGAACGACCAACCTCACGAGGATCAGCTACTTCGTCAATCAAAGTGACTTGACGATTACCGCTTGGCATAACTTTAATTCGGTTCGGATCGAACCCCTCTGGCGGCACCCAGTTCTTGTCGACTGTGACAACAACGTCACCACCAACTTTGACGCGACGGTCTTTAAGGTTCCCACCCTCGAAACGTTTATCTTTCGGAATGCTCGGAGGTAAATCATCGCCCGCTGCACCAAGAAGTTCTTTCCCCTCGGGTGTGGGGCTACGAGGAACGTAGCCGCCCTCTTGTTCAATGATCTCATCAACCTGAGTTTTGAAAACATTGCCTCGAGCGGCAATGTTCATTTCGCTGGCGTAATCGGCAGCCTGACGGCTTA